CCGTTGCTAATACGCTAAACGTATGTGTTCCAAAGGTTATCTCGGAATTTGCTACGTTGTATGGTACGGTCGCTCCACTTGGGACAGTGAGTAGGTTTATAACGTTGTTGTCTGTGTCTTTGATGTTGGCGAAACCGTCGACACACACAGGGCTTGGAGGAATAGGAACTACATTAATTGGCACATCACAACGCCCATGAGAAGGTATTTCAAATTGAACGTCTCCAAAGTAACCGACTAATTTATCTAACTCCCTATCACTTCCAAATTCAGCGTTTGGATCTTCTATAATGTTAATGTCCCCATCGGAATAAGAATTAAACCACAATCTTAAATCTCTAAATATTAAAGAAGTGTCGTTTGCATTTTCCCAAACATCCAAACGTCCATGATTTATCCTTTCATAAATGTAAATCTTCAGCCTATGAGTTGACAATGAAGCCCCTTCAACAACATCGACAGGACAAACGAACATCATTGGGAAAGTATCACCTTCTGTTATGTAAGCGCTTCTTTGGTCGTCAGCTTCAAACACAACCCTTTGAAGTTGTCCATGACCGTCTACAAATGCCTGTATTGCATCTCTTAAAGTAACAAGTGTGTTTATAGCCATGTGGTGTCTGTTCTTGGGTTAATCTCGTGGTCGGGCGGTGTCATTTCTTGGTTTACTTTATCCAAATATAAAGGGAACTTAGATTTGTAAAGGTTTAAGAAGTCTCTCAATTCTCCTTCATTTATCTTTGCAAATTTCAAAACATTGTTACGTATGTACTCTACCGTTGCCACCCCCTCACTATTAGAATAGTCTCCAAACTGTGACTGTATACCTTTATTTGAAACTCTGAAGGATATATTTGGAATGGCGTCATAAGCTGAGTAAAACGCAACCATGTACTGAATGAATTCGACTAGTTCCGTTTCATCTGCGCTTAATGTAGAAGCGTTGTATTTAGTTAACAAATCTTCAGTAAACCGATAACCTAAAATTGGTTTAATGTAGGTCTTAACACTCTGAGCAATGTAAGGTGCTAAGTCTTTTGCATCTACGTTTTGAGTAATCGCTGTTTTTTCTTTTAAGAATTCTTCGGTTACAAAATAAATCATACTTCTTCTTTTAAAATTTCCTCAACTATTTCGATACCCATTCCATAAGCCATTAATCTAGTCTTTGCAATTGCCTTGTTCAAACGCCCTTTATGGTAGTCTCGTACGATTCTATAAATGTCGCTATTTTCTTTGGCTGATAACCCCTTAAGATTATCGTTTGTTGAGTTTTCGTTAACACTCATTTCCTCAGTTTTTCCGTTAGGTTTTTCACTGCTTGACTTATCTATAATTTCAGTTTTGTTGATTTTAAAATCTACTTTCAAGTCACAAATTGAAGCAACTTTTTTATAAAAATCTTCTATAATTTCCCTGTTATGGTTAAGCCATATCTTCTCAAATTGACCTGCTGAAAATTCAATTTCTTCGGTTGCTCCTAAACTTCCAGCAACCCTAACGCCCATTAAAATAGGGTCGATATTGTGTGAAATCGCAACCTCTTCTTTGTATTCTTTCGAGGTTTGCTCGAATAATTTATGGTTATCCGTTGTCTTTACAACCTCAATATCTGGTGTCATATCCTTAGATTGAGATTCAACCTTCATTGCGCGCCCATAATTCTTAGCTCCTTTTGCATTCCTTCGCATTCCATCCGCCCAGTCAACTCTTTCTTGCTCGGACATGATGTAAGGATATTTATAAATCACAGAGGGTTGTATTCCGTTCTCAATTGCTGATTTATGAAGTAACGAAGTGTCTGCTCCAACGTTAGACCAGTTAGCACTTGAAATCCAATCTGGCATACCGTAAGATTTGAAACCCCCTACATTGTTACGTATTTCTAAAACTTGCCACTCGTCTTTATTGGAAGGTGAATAAGGCGTAAACTTACCAGTTGTTGTTGAGCGTGTCCAATCTCTCGAATAGAAGTAAGTATTTGGTTTTTCTTGGAATAGTCCAACGTGATCGTTTCTAAAATCTTCGGGGTCTACATTTTTAAAGTGTGTATATAAATTAGTTTCTTTATTATACCTTAAGAGTAAAATCACACGCCCATGCTTCACCCAATTAAGCACGCCCGAATTAACAGCACTTTTGAAATTAGACATGGTTTCAAATTGCTTCAAACGTATTTTATCTGTAGTGTTTAATTTCTCATATCCTAACCATTCAAAACCATCTCCGATAACCGAATACTTTTTGAAATTGCAGCACGCTTGATGCATAGGTGCTGAAATATAGAGCTGGTTTAATATCTGAGGATAAAGATTATTTTCACCAAAGAACACCCATGAGAAACCCCTATTATAAGAGTCATCAACAAATGGCTGTGATAAATCCTTACCTTCTGTATTTATAGAACGAAAGCATTCAACATCTCTGTTTTCTACTTTTATAGGGTCAGGTTTCGACTTTGAAAAATTAAATATTCCCATTTTTATTTCTTTACTATGATTAAACCACGTTGTAAAATTCTGTTAGTTGTCTGTGAAATGTCTAGTGTAGCGACTAAACTTTCATAAACTTTGTAGTCATGTTCGCCTATTGATAATTCAACTTCTGAATTTAAGTTATTTGGAGAAGTAGTTTCTTCGATTTCTAAAATGTTGTAGCGTGGATTTGGTGTTGCTGCATCTAAAGCACTAACCTGTGTAACGGTGTTATCGAATTTATTTGTTATAACCATCAAAAAGTAGGGATTTAAAAGCCTACTTCTTTCAGATAGTGTTACTACTAAATTATTAACCGCACCTTTTTTAATGACAATATTGCTCATATAACAAAGATAAGAATAAGGTGGGAATTTCACCCACCTTGAATAAATTAAGTTGCTGCTATAAGTAACGAATCTATGATAGATGGGTCAACTTGATACATCATATACCTTTCATTCTCACTTGTTAAAGTGACGGGCATCTGTTGCCCTGCTGCTCTTGTGTTATTGGTAGTTGCGGAATTTGCACTAAGGCGTAAACCTTGGTCTGTTCCTAACATCCAATAGTCATCATTTGCATCTTGAACGATTGAAATCAAATCACGTCTACCTTCAGCAAGTAGCATGATAGCATTTCTTTTTCTTAAATCAATTCTTCTAAATCCTAGCTCTACTGTCTGAGAATAAGAATGAGTATCAGCCACTAAGTCACCCACCCACTCTTGGGAGAACATACTTGTATCTTTTGGGAAAACAAACTTCTCAAAAAGAGTTGATGTCTTCATTGTTACCGCAGTAACTTCTCCGTCTGCATCTGGGTCTGATGCGTCTGAAACGGTTAAACTTTCAACATTATCAAAATCTGTAATTAAAGCTAATTTAATCGAGCCTAAATTATTGTCTCCGCAGTCCTTTGGAATCCCTGTTATTGTATTGCACGCTGCCATTTTATTGTGTTTTAATGATTAATAAATAAGGGGTGAATTAACACCCCCTTTTAAATCTATACCTCGTGGAAATAAATTTCTTCAGGATTTACAAAAGAAGGTAAGAACTTGAAATCTACTCTTACTCCAATTTTACGCTGCAAAGTTGTCTTCATAAAGTCAATGATATTGAACCCTAACTCTTCATCCATCAAATCTTGGATGTTAAGTAAGTTACTCCAATAAGTTGCAATGATGACATTAGCAGAAGCTCCACGTGCTTTGTAAATTGGAATCCCTTGGAAAGCCAAGTTATCTCCTTCGATGAAGTAAAGACCACTGGCTTTGTTTTCAGAAACCGCATCTGCTAAAGCATCGTAAACGTTCTTTGAAACAATAAAAGTGAAGTCAGGCATATCTCTTACAGCACCATCATTTACTCCTGTGATAACGTCACGAGCTTGTTTTAGCTTATCGATAACATTAGTGCTTGTAACAGCACTTGCAACCCCACCATTTCCAGATGTTGGCTTTAAAACATCAGTGTCAGCAGCCATTAATACTTCTAATCCGTCAACTCCATTTGCTGCAACTGTTCCTGTAAATGTGATTTTTTCAAGGATTTCAGTTACTTTTAATTCTAGTTGAGAGTAGAAAAAATTCATAAATTCAAACTTGTCTGAGAAGTTATTGCTTCCTTTTACAAGTTGGTCCGATGCAAACATTACTTCCAACTCTGATATGTCTACAGATGTAGCAATCATAAGAGGTTTAACTCTAAATTCCTTTTGAGAAGCTTCAGAGTCATCAAAATTTGGATCTGTTGCACTCGGTCGAACTTGGATTCCACTCATTGAAACCGTACCTAATTTTACAAGGTCTTTAACACCTAGCAAAGCTCTAAACTTCGACCGTGTTTTTTCTTCACCTATCAAGGCGCGTCTAAAATACTCTTGAGCATTGGTAGCATACTCCGCAGACGTGTCAACCGTCATTGCCATGTTTACTTCTTTTCCCTCTTTATTCATTGCAATTCCTTTTGTGAAATCGTCTTCTGAAAGGTATACGGATTTACCCCCTAAATTAATCTTTAAATCTTTAGCCATTGTACTCTTTTTTAATTGTTATTTATTGAATTGATACCATCGGAAATCTTCTTCCACATTGGTCTCTTGTCGGACATTGTTATTTCCTGCTCTGTTTTTTCTTCCATACTTTCTGCATTTTTGTCAGCTATCATTTGAAGAAGTTCTTCATTTGTTTTCTCTATAGCCGAAAGTCTTTCTTCAACAGATGAAGTTGGTTTCTCACCTTCTGTAGTTTCTGCCATTTCCTCCTTTGGCTTCTCTTCTTCTTTGAGTTCCTCTTTGGGTTTTTCTTCTTCTGCCATTTCTTCCTTCGGTTTCTCCGCCATTTCCTCCTTTGGCTTCTCTTCCAAACCTTCTTCTTTGGCTTTGTCCTCCATCACTTCTTCGACCTTCTCTTCTTGGTCTTCGGTAATTTCTTTGACTTCTTGCAATACACCCTCTTTAACGATGTACACTTTGCCGTCAATGATGTGTTCACCGTCTGGTAATACTAAATTTGTGTCTTCCATTTTGTTCATTTTAATTATAGTTAAATTCATCAATGCCTCTATCGAATATGCATGTTTTTTATTCAATTTAATTTCATTCTTCCAGTAATCTTTATCTGTTATTTGACTTGCAACCATCCAACTTCCAACAGGCACACGATTAAGATTAAAACCATAATCTGTATACGCCTTATCGTTTTCGTCGTTTATTAGCCATTGGTCTATAACATATGAAGGTGCTACACCTCCCTCGTGAGTGTCTTTGAATAAATCCTTTTTATCAAATAGTTTATTTTCAATTGCAAGTGACTGAAGCTCAACGATAGTTTGCTTTGAAAACCTCATATTGTAACGCCCTATCTCGTCATTTCTGAACACGTCACGCTCTGGAATTAACAACGGAGCAACCACCTGCATCTTCTCATCCTTGGATAAATAAGCATTCAATGTTGTTGCGTCTCTGTCGTCTAGCTTTGAAACTACAATAGGAACGAAACCAACCCTTCTTGTTTCTTTATCTTCGTAATCTTCAAAGTATATTTGTCTTTTCCAAATATGTCTACATCCGTAACTACCTTTATAATCAAATATTGAATAGTTCCCAAATTCTGAATTACTTAGACCGTTTGATATTTCCTCTTCGGTGTATATCCTTCCCATCGAAAGAATCTTTGCGCAAAAGGAACGGTTTTTAAAATCTGCGGGACCATCGTATTTATACCTAACAAGCCATTGACCACCGCCACCTTTCTTCTGAACATCGTTATAACTTTCTCTTGATGTGGGGTCTGTTGTTAGATTTACTTCTTTAGCTGCCAAATAGTCCTCTTCGCTTACTTCTTTCCATGAAGATGGCTTTTCAATTCCGCATGATTCTAAATATTTAAGGATGGCAACTTGCTCTTCTTCGTCAGCTACTTTTTTATTGTCAGCTTCTGAAAGGTAAACTCCAACTTCTTCAATTGCTGGGTCACTAACATACGCTATGTTACGAGTGCCAAAAGCACGTTTACCATCTTTAGAGATAGGTTTTAAAGTAACATAATAAGTTGCTAAGTCCTCCATTAACTATAGGAGTGGATTTTTAGCTTTTGTTTGATTTTTGACTAATTATATAGGTAAGTTGGTTAAATGCTAGGAATAGGTTTTGACTTAGGATTTTTTCAAATTTTGTCAAGTCAGAATTTGCAAGGTCGTTGACTACTCTCATATATTGCGTGTTCTTATCCTTGTCAGATTTTGCTTTTTCTTCCTCATAAATCTCACGCTCTTCTTCATCCATATCATTCTCATCCACTCCATCTAAAGGATCGTGGAATAAGTCATAAGACGCAAAGAATTTAGTTCTAAATGTAAGGTATGAATTTAAAGCACCAAGAATATTTTGGATAGGTAGTTCACTTATAAGTGTCGCTCTATTTTGAATATTGACTTTGGCATAGTCTTCGGTTGTGTTTTCATAAATACCACCTTCAATTTGGTTAAGGTATAGAACCGCTGCAATTTTGTCGATGTTACTTAAATAGTTATCTAAGATGTAGGCTTCAATATCTATAAATTGACCAAGAGTTAAGCTACTAAAATCTATTAAACTTAACTTGGTTTCATCAATAGTTATTGATTTAGAATAGTTGTTTGAAATCCTTGTTAACTTATTGCATTTATCATATTGCTTGACTAACTTCTCACTACTCCAGTCTTCAACTTCGGAGGGGTCAAGCTCTAATATAACAGATACAAAGTGTATCATTTTATAAAATACATTTTGTATCTGTTCGGAGTATAACTCCTTATACTGGCTTACTTTCAGCATTTAGTTTTGTGATTTTATCTATTGATTCAACTACTTTTTTATTAAGCTGATAGATTATAGGTGCTGCAGTTAATGCTGTTATTTCAGTTTCAAATATCTTTGCTTTTTTTTCGATATGAGCCTTGCTAAAACTATCCACTCTCGACATTCCTTTTTCCTTAAATATCAAAGAAAATACAAATGATTGCCATTTACCACCTAACTTTATTCTGTCCTCGATTAAACTCATTTCTTTTCCTGAAAGCTCAATTTCACCATCCACTACATTAAGAGTGTATGTCACTCCTTTAACTTCTATTTCAGAAACTATGTCAGCACTTATATTTGTGACGTTAAAATTCTCAATAAATTTGGTTAACCCATTTTGTGTTATGACATCACTAAGACCTTTCGCACCTAATAAGTCAATGACATCTATCCATCTTGACAAGTAGCCTTTTTCTGTATCATTCATGATGTCGCTAATACCTCCTAGCTCTCCAAGTGTAACCTCTGAAGAGTCATTTCTTAATTTGTAATCTTTACCGTTGTGTGTGTATGTTATCATTTTCTTGTGTAGTTTAATTCCATAATAATTATTTTAATTCAAAGTTACTCTTTTTTTCAAACTATTCAACTCGTTTCCCTTACTTTCTATGTCGGTATAATCTACGACCATTACTTTATTACGGTCAACTGAGCCACCAGCGTTTTGTTCTTGCGACTCATTATCGTTAAAGTTTAGAGATGGAGATTCTAAACTTGTTCCAACGTTGGGAACTGATGGAGTAGGTGCGCCACCTCCACCTCCTCCTCCACCCCCAGGAGTTTTTACGGACATTATTTTTTTAACATTTATCACACCAGCAGCAACCGCCGCCGCCGCCGCAATTCCACCCAATGCAGGACCAATAATCGGAATACCTGCTAGGCTTGAAAATGCAGCGGTAGCACTTTTATAAGTGTCTATTGTAGCTTGTGCAACTCCAGCAGCTTTAGCAATTGCAGAACCTTCTTTCGCCCCTGCTGAAACTGCTGACAATACGGATGAAGTAGTATCTAAAGCTCCTTGTATCTGAGCTTCTTTTACCGCTGCATCAATTGCCTTTAGAGATTTTGCTTTTTCTTCTTCAGCTTTTACAATTTCATTATTTAAACGTTTTGCTTCATCTAATTTCGCTTGCTCGCTTTCCGCCTTTCTTGCATCAAATTCGTTCTGTATATTTTCAAGTCTCATTAAATGTTGAGACTCTAAAGCTTCTTTTTGTTCGTTGGTTAAAAGAGATTTTTCTAAATCGTTGAAGCTTTGGTTTTCTTTAAAGATAGCCATTTCCAACGCTCTTTGCTTCTCGTCTTCTATTAGTTGAATGTTTGCTTCTGCAATTATGCGGTCTGCTTGGAGTTGTGCATTTGCTATCTCCTTTTGTCTTTCCGCTGCTATTTTCTTTTCCTCTTCAAGCTTCTTTAAGTGTTCTTTATAGGCTTCTTCTTTTTCTTTATTAGCTGCTAAAGCATCCGCTTTTTGTTGAGCTATTCTATCTTTACTTGCTTGGTCTTGTTGAACGTTTAAAAGTTCAATAGCACGTCCCGAATTTACAACCTCAATTTCTAAGCCTTTGATTGCTTCAACTTGTTCTTTGTATTCATCACTATCTTTTCCATGTAGCTTTATGATATTTAAAGCTGTGTTTTTTGCAAGCTCTAAACGTTTTTCCGCCGAAGCTTGAAGCATTATCAATTTGTCCATTTCTAGTTGCTCCGTCTCTTTTCCTTGTGCCTGCAACATTGCAATTTCGTGGTCAAGACCTGAAGTAACTTTGTTCATTTTCTCAGTGTAAGACTTCTCTAATTTCTTATTCCGTTCTATTTGATTAGCTGCATAATCTTCACCTGCATAATCAGTAAGTCCAAACCAATCCAATAAATCTTTTAATTGCTGAATAACGAATCCAACCGCATCTCCAATGGCGTTGAATATAGTTTCTAGGATTCCCATTTCGTTCATCAAGAAGCCAATGGCCACAACGATAGCACCAACTACTGCAACCAATAAGAAAAAAGGATTTGCAAGTAATGCTTTTCCAAGTGATAAGAATGTTTTGCCTAGATTTTTAAGCGAGCCAACTGCATCTTTAAACGATATTTTCCCTGCTGCTGATGCTAAGTTACCAGCCTGCATCGAAGCACTTTCAAAGTCCATACGAACCAAAGAATCTCCGACTTCAGAAATACCAGCCGAGAACACACTCATCCCTTTATTGTTGGCTAACAAATCTACTTGCTTATCGACGTCAATAATGGTTTTACGCATTCCTGATGCTTCAGCTTGAAGCGCCTTGAACTCTGCTGTATTTGCTTTTCCAGCTTGGGCAAGTTCATACATCCTATCTTCCAATTCTCCAAGCCTTCCAGACAATGGTTTTACATTACCATAAACCTCCTCAAAAGTTTGATTCAATGTAAAACCTTTAGTTGTCGATTCAATGTCCTGAAGTTGTGTATTGGTTTTCTTGAACTCCTTATTTAGCTTCTCAACTACTTTTGGATCAGTAGCGGTTTGCATTTCTTCGCGCAAAGTCTTAACCTCTTTTATAAGGTCAGTCAACGATTTTGAGTCCGCTTTAATCTTAATTTTAATTTGTCTGTCCTCTGCCATTTTAATTGTATTTATAAACTGTTAAGACGTTGTAATAAGTTGGAGTGCCATCCCCTCTTAATACGTCATCATCATTAACTCCGTCTCGTTTTGTCGTTAATGATATGGTGACGCTGCTAACAACACGGACTCCTATGTTTTCATTATAAAATATTTGATCCGAAAAACTTATTTCTAAATTACCAGAATCCAAATCTGGAAATCCAACAACTCCATAAGACCCTGTAGTAGCTCTATTGGATGTTATTATCAAGCCTGTTGGGTTTAGATATTCTGTAATTACGGGTGCGGTTGTTCCTGACTGTACTAATCTACCTTTCCATAAAATATTGTTTGGAAGCACACCACTTGTAAAAGTTCCACCTTTCTCATAAGTTCCATTATTTCCTATCACTTTTGCTCCATAAGCACCCGCAACAACATCATTAAAACTTCCTATAATCTTTGCTTTAGGACTGTAGACTTTGTTCTCGTCTCCATCTATTGAAGTATCATTTGCATTAGCCACGAAATTATACCGTCCTTTAATTTCTACATTTGTTGAATTAATAATGTCATTTGTGTCTTTATTTACAAGCTCAAAGAATCCATTTAGAAAACTTGTTGAAGGGATTGAAGGGGTAAATTTGCCGATGTATTTTATCTTAGAATTATCGTCTGCGGTCACTAATTCCACCTTTGTAAGTGTTGATTTATTAGCGTTATAGTTACTTACTTTGCTTATGTAAAACCATCCATTGTCCTTAATGAATATTTTCCAATTCAACCTCCTTGACATCTTCTTGAAGTCAGCTTCGGAATGATTAAAATAAGCCGTTAATATTTTACCACTATTGATATTGGAGACCTCTCTTTTATAGTGCAAGTTATACAAATAGTTACTCGTCTGAGATTGTTGAAGGTCATGGAATAGCATCTTTGGCGCATCAAAACACAAACTAAAATTAGGTACTAAATCGCTATCAAACATTGAGGTGTCTAGGTAACTCTCAATAAGTAATGGTGTAGTTGATAAATCTGTTGAATCATAAAAGTAATAACCATTAGTATCTTTTTCTCCATTGTTTAAAAGTACGCGTACATTATTCTTTGGAATTATACCATTTATTGATGGAAGTATTAATCCTGATTCAGATTTAACGCTTGGAGTAGGTGAATATATTAATGTCACCTTGTCATCTCCTGATGTGTATTCATTATCTAAAGTGATTTTACTCGTGCCGTAAGTTTCTTTTTTTTCTTCTTGGTATGATTCATTTATGATGTCTTTGTCATCTTTGTATTCAAAGACTTGACTTCTATTTCGGCTATTTGAAATAAACGTTATGTCGCTCTTTTGGTCTTCTGCTATTTTGTCAGTCCAATCCCATTCTTCTCCACTATCATAGTACTTATCTCTGGTGGTTACAATTATTTCTTTGTCATTTTCCGTGCTTGGTTCAAAGATTAAATTGTAAGATTTTGCAATGCTTGAAATTAAATCCTTTTGCTTTATCTCAACAGGTATAAATGCATCCATGTTGACTATAGAACCATTTTCAAGACCTTCAATGTCTGGTGCTATCTCAACATTCAAGTTTGTTAAATCAATATCAAAAGCCGCTGTTACTTTGTCTGATCCACTTATAAGCTCTACATAATTTAAGAGAGGAACATTACTAACCTCTTGACCAGACGCATTGTAATAGCGTGCCAAAACTATAGGAGTAAAATCTAATTCTTCATTGTCATCGAATAGCCCTATATTTAAAACGCTTGAATTATTTCCTGTCGCTATATTTGTGTAACCCGAAGAGTAACTTGTATCTGTTGTATATGACTTTATGACTTGGTTATTTACTAAAGCCCATTTTGTGGAATCAGATTTTGATTTAGCTAGAATCGTCAATATCAAATCCATCCTTGTTGCTCCTGCTGTGACTAAATTCACATCAAAAGAACTATCCACATAAGACCCAACACTCCCTGTCATCCCCTTAATATCAATAGAATAATCATACTCCATTATAATATTAAGTGTGCGTCCATTTCCTGCCTTATTGGTGTAGGTGTCTGTACTCCATTGGTTTTGATTATCGGATAAAATAGTAGTTAAATCAATTTTACTTAAATCAGTTTGATATTCAGATGTTCTGAAATTAGAAAGTAGCAGAAAGTTCTCTATATAACCACTTGGCAATGGCGTATTTTCAGGCAGTATTTCATCACTAAATCCACCCGACCCTTTTAAAGTGTAGTTACTTTTAAGAATCTCAATCACTTGCTCACTGGCTTTCTCACCGTTAAACGGAATGATCCGTTTATCAAGCCTTATACCTTTATCTGCAAATTCATCAAAAGCAAATGTATACCCATTTGATTCGAAGATTTTCTTAACGTAGTCGAGTTCAAATATAGCAGGTTTAAAATCCTTGAGCGTATAATAACTATGGTCTTTTGCATACATTGGATAAGTGTACCCATTTGTATTTGTCCAAGAATCTATGATATTAGCGCGATTGAAAACGTGTGTTAACTCAGGAAATGAAAGGTCGGAAAGTTCCTTATCTCCCATCTCGATAAAGAAATTAGCTACCTCGTCAAAGACATTGACTTTGTATTTGATTAAGTTTTTACCTGTCTGAGACAATTTATTTTCCCTTATAATTTCGACAAGCTGAATAAAGCCAGTAAATACTTCGGAACCATTTTGCACAACTGTTGCACTCGTCTTTTTATTGCGGTCAAATTCAATTCCTTCTAAATCTACATCGAAATAATATCCTAGCAATTTTGAATTATTAGCATCTCCTTCTATCTCTATAGTCTTTGAGTAACCTCCAGCACGTGAGCCGTCTTTGATGTCTAAAAATGAAATCGTAATCGGAAAATCTACGTTTTCGGGTAAATTTAAAAAACCTGTATCTAATTGAATTTCTGTCATTATCCGTTGATATTATCTTGTACTGATTTTACAAATTTGATTGCGTATTTTCTATCTCTTTCAGTACGTTTTCTGTGTAGTGGAATACTTGAAGTGGTTATATTTATAGATTCTAAATCTCCCCCATCTATTGAAATATAAACCTCTGGTGAACTTATAAGCTCTCGCATATAATAACACTCACTTTGTGAAAGTATGCCAGTATTAACGGTATATTCTAACTCCTCCTCTGAGTGGTAAGTCCTAATCCCTCTAGCCTCTTCATTGTAACCCCATACACCATCTTCAGTAAGTTCTCCGTACTTTTGGTTGAATACCTTCTTGTCAACTTTTTGATTAATGTAGTCTCCTTTTGATATAGCGATAGAAATATAACTTCCATAACGGTCTAGGAAGGTCATATCATAAGTGGTATAAACATCACACTCATTGTATAGTGTTAACGTCTTTTGTTTAGATATTTTATTAAACTCTGAATCAACGATTTCGGCGGTGTAAGATGTCACACCGCTAAAATCAAGTACGCTAATAGATACCCAACTCGTACCATCGTAGAATTGTAAATCTGTAGGGATTAATGAGACATCCACAAGCTTCATTCCTATTGGTGAAGATATTACCCTTCGGTATTCATCACTTCCAACGTAAAATAGTACATAAGCAACGCCAACATAGTCTTTATAAATCTGTAGATAGGTTGGTTTCTTTCTCGAAATTGCAAACCCATCTTGAAGCGTTGTTAAGTAATCTCTTTTATCTCCTTGTATGATTTTATAGTCATCTTCATCATATGTAATGTAATCTTTGAAACCAAAAGCACCTCTAAAAACTTTGTACTCTGCTGTCTCATCTCCTACAAATATAGACTTCTTACCGTCTGCATAAGAAGTTGTGCCACCTGAAATTGCACCACTACCTATCCAAGGTAAATTTAAAGCGGTGTACCAAATTGAATCTTTTAAGAAAACTTCCAAAACAGTCTGCAACCCTTCCAGCTCATTCCTGAAGTTAGCCGTATCGTTTTGCTCTACATTTATAATGTCGCCAACACTAAAACCTGGAGATGTAGCTCCATGTTTTAATAATGTTTGAACCGCTCCAGTTGGATTTACAGATGGAGAAGATTGATTTGGCCACGCTGTTGAGTCTCCAAAGTTGTAATCCGAAAAAGACTCTTCCAAAATATACTCTTCGTCAAGCTGTAATGTGTAGTTAAGAACATGGTTGTTTATCTCATTAAGTCCTGAGCTAAGTTCTTGTTGAATCAACTTCTGTAGGTCAACTACTCCATACAATGTTGTTGGAATAGGACGCAATCTGTATGTCCCTAAAACATCACTTCCGCTCTTGACTTTTATAATGTACCTAAATGATTTTTCTGTTTTCTTATCTGAATCCAAAACCCAATAATTAGGATTGAAAGCTGGGTTTAAACTTTGCGGAGCATCTTTTATTGTTATTGCCATTATCTAAATTGTTGGTCTATTCTATACTCAAATATTACTTCCATTAACTTGTCGAGTTGGTCAAGTACTTTCTCACGCTTCATAAACGCTTTTGTCAAATCTCTTGGTGTATTTCCACCCTTCCATTTTCTTGCTTTAGCTTCATCTACATACTTGTAGTATTCCGTTGTATCTAGTATTATTGTAAAATCGTCTTTGGTGTCATCCCACTCTATTGTCATCATCTTAGTAACGTTCCGCATCCTTGTTGTATCAACTGCTCTTTGACGTACTATCTCCTTTCTAATCTCAGTATTCAGCACCCTTGACGCTGTACCCATCCTTCTCCATACATCTTGTTTCTCAGCCATATTTAAAATGCAAATCTTGGAGCGTCGGGTGCGTGTGTATTGGTCTGAAAATGGTATCTAATTCCATCTATGGCATGGTTGTATTTATCAATAGGTTTATTAGTTCCATTGCCGTCTTTGTCCACCGCCCAAATGTATTTTCTAAACTCATCAATGATGTTGACAGACCTTGAAGTGACGTTCAATTTTAACTCCAACATTACACTAATTCCAAAACGTATCGAATCTGGTCCTTTTTTAGCATCTCTCACCCTCCATCCGTAAGTCCTTAGTTCTTCATTAGATTTCATTTCAGCACTATCTGCTGTAATTCCTGCATACTTATCAATGTCACATCGTATCATTTCATCACTTATCATTTTGTTGAGTAGTCCAGTTCTGTAGATAAGTTCATCCAAATAGTATTCTCCATCTGCATAGTAAATTGCAGTAAGTGCGCTTGGGTCATTTGAATAGCCATAATCTAAACCATAACCAACCACTTTGGCATGGTCAGGAATTTTTTCTATAACCTTCCAATTGCTGAATATAGCACCTTGTAAATTACCTATTTCGCCCAGTCCATAAACCTGCCACCAATTCCACCAATAACCTTTTTCACCGCTACGCTCTTCATCTTCTGCTCTGCTTTTTCTAACCATCATTTCCTCCAAAGTCTCTATTGGAATAGCTTCGTTGTCTTGATAAGTCAGCTTTAGAAACTCAGAATTTGGTTGTGTTAATACTTCGGTGTGCGCCCAGAACTCAGAATCGGCATTAAAATCAATCCAAATCTCTCTTGACCTAATCATTAACGCATCGGCTATTGGATAAGGTATATGGTTTGCTTCATTCAAAAATAGAATGTCACGCTTTCCAGAGGACTTTGCTTTTCCTATTGAATCAAATGACTTGAATTGAATCTTTGATCCGTTCATTGCTACGTATGTCAATTCTGTTGCGTTCCATGAACTATCCTTCCACCTACCTTCATCCATCATAAAGCTCTTAAAGATGTCAACTGCACCCTCTTTTACTGCTGGCAATGTTTCGGCAACAACGGTTACTTTTATTCTTGGAGTAGCAATACACTTGTCATAAATGATTGGAATTATCCCGTAAGTCTTACCCGAAGATGTAGCACCTTGAACCACTTTCTTTCTCGCTTTCATGGCTAACATTTTACGTAAAGAAGTAGTTACTTTAAACGACATAATTAATCTAAGTTGAATATTCTAGGTTCTGCGTTTATCTCATGAGATTGCTTATCTGCAAGCCCGTTTAATCGCTGGGTAATTGATGCGTTGTACACGAACGTCATCCCTCCATCTATTTGTTCGGTTCGGATTTCATCATTTATACGCGAACAGACTGTGCGATAATCACTGTATGCGTCATCTGTATTTGCAAAATAATGTTCAACACTCATATTCCTTTCCCTTGCAAAACCTCTGAATCCTGAAATTATTAAAGGGCGTTCTAATGGCGTCTTAACCATCTCTCCATCTTTACCTACATACTCAGTTTTAAACCTTGGGTTTGATTTTACGTCCTCTTTGTATTCAAGGAATAGTTCCCAAAGTCTTTCAGGTGTGTCTATGTGTTTTTTCTTTCCCATCTTTAGCTTCTAATTTTTGCAGCAACAACATAACATCTAGCATAATGTCCACCCCTTCAGAATGATCAAGTATTAACCCTACATCCTTTTTGATGCTATCAATCATGTCTTGTTGCCCTTGTTTATAATCTGTCATTACCAGCAGTAATCTAAACATACATCGTTACCCTCCTCTATGTGATTGTCACGATATATTGTAGTCATTTCACCCGAGCAATTGTTTCTAACTTTAATTACCCACGTTTCTGTGTCTGGAATATCTGCGTGGATTACCTCTCCGCATTTACAATAGTCCTCACAATCTGCATTGATTGGACTTGTAATCGGTTCAACTTCATCTTTAGAACATGAAGCTATAAATGCAATACTAAGTATCATTATTATCTTCTTCATCTTTTATTTTTTTAGTTTTTAATTCTTTAACCAGATATTCGTACCCGTTACTTTTTATGTTTTCGAGTTGACTTTGGCTTGGTTGACTTTGGCTTGTTAGGCTTAGATTCATTTTTCTTAAATGTATCGTTCTCCCCTTTTGTATCTTCTTTAATTCCAACATTGCTTGTGTTTTTTAGTTTATTTTTACCATTCATAATTTCTAATTTTAGTTTTTAATTCTTTAATCATTGTGAAAGAAGCATGATTTGTTACTCCTAAGTGTTTTGCCAAACCCCTTACTGTAATCCTTTTATTTATGTATAGATTATAAAGTATTTTCTCTGAAGGTTTAGCGTATAGTAAATATTTTTCTAGTGCAAATAATTTGTTTTGTCTATCTATTTCATAAATATAATCAAAACTTTCCTCTTTACAATAAGAGGGGTAATCTAAATTTTGTTTGTCAAATACTTTATTTTCTATATTTAGCTTTGAATTATAAAGACAAAATTGTCTAGTTATTGAAATAGTAACGAAATCTTCTAAGTCCCTAATCTTATCAATATAGTCAAGGCATTCCATGTAACATAAGGTTTGAACATTGTCATCGTTAACAGTCTTTTGTTTATTTCTGTTGCGCTTTATTACATCATTAATGAATGATTGATTTTCAGTAAAGAACTTGTCCAAATCTTTCTTTGTTAACATGGCTTAAATATACGTAATTCTTATAAATAATACATCTTTGTGCTTATAAAACCCTTCGGAACATTTACTAATTCTATGATTTCAACATCTTCTTTTCTTATTCCACACTCCCAAGCTCCGCAAACTTGGTAGCTTATATTATCGAATTTAGCCACCATTATTACTTCTCCCTTATATAGCCCCCATAAATGTTGACCGATTTCTAATTTTTTAAATTTCATTTTTATTTTGTTAATTTTACAAATATTTACAATAAGCTAAGTTCTTGCTTTACTTCATTGTAATAATCCAAGTATTCATCTTGCTCAGTAACCCATTGCTGATGAGATAGTATAATTTGTTCCACGCATCTTATTGAGCATCTTTTAGTTTGGTCGTGTTCGTTTTGGTCAGAGTATATAATCATATCAAAAATATTGTATAATTCTTTTGCTTTTTCTTTTGGTGTCATATTTTAAATTTTAGTTAATTAACGATAACAAAGTACAGGACGGAGTTGTAACATCCGCCTGTACGGGTGTTGTGTGCAAGTGCATTAAGATGAAGCCCATTTTAACAATCCATCAGCTATTGCTTTAGCTTCCTCTTTGTCTACATTTATATACAAATCTTGTTCAAAATAGTCTCCATAATCCATGCGGTCTGTTTTTGTAATCTGAATTTGACATAATCTTCTCTCGTCGCTATAAACAATGTCTATTTTTTGCGATCCGTCATTCATTAAAGTTTCAATCATATTTTTTATTTATTTAATTTATCTGTGAAGTGCACCTAAACCATAACAACAATTTGGAAGCAACTAAAAAGTATGCTCCAAGTTGCCCTCGTTGTGGGTAATAAAAATTACTTCATTTTATCTATAATCCACATTGCAATGTTTAAATAACTTTCTTTGCTTTCTGTTTTTGCTGTTGGGTTAAATTTAACATCTATGTCCATTTTATCGCCAGC